CGTGACTGTCTGTTTCAGGATAGCACACAACGGGAAGAATGGCTTTTCGAGCTTTTCACGTCCAATTTTACGATCGCTATGTCGCCGGCAAAAGAAAAAGTCCAATGGAATCATCATCTTAACAACGTCCGTCGCTGGAACGACGTTCGATTCACTCTGCCCGAGACTCGTCGCTTGGTACATGGCGAGCTTCTCGTCCGCGTCAAGGAACAACTGATCACGAAGAATGTACCAATCATCCGTCAATGTTTCGATGGGTTGACCGTCAATCAGAAACTCCGCCTTCTTTATAATTGCACGTCCAACAAGTGGCGTGTAGTCGTACCCTGCAGGCAAAGCTGGAAGAGACACCGACAGGTACATGTTCGACAAGAGATCGCCCGATTCACGTGGATGAATGTCAACCGTAAATGTTCGCGTCGACTTGAGAAACTTTTCATTTCCGGACTTTAGCGGAAGAAGAAAACGCTGTGTGATTGCAAACGGTGTATGCTGAATTATTTTTGGCATCCAGAGTGACTCGCCACCGTACATGTATTTTTCCTGCGCACCGATGGCTGCGAGTGCTGTGAGCGCACCGGTTCCAAACCCACGTCCAGCCATTTCGATGAGCGCGTCACGAGGCGCTGGGACGTCTGTCCATACGTTTGAATTGAGGTCACGTAGGTCCGCGGTTTGGCCCTTTATCGCACTGGCATCGAATATTTTCGGATCGTACAATGAATAATACTTGCTTTCAATCTGTGCACTCGGGCGCATGAACGTCAGAAGGACATTGGAACTTGGCAAAGGTATAAACTGCGCTTGGTCTGTCACGACATCGAGTCTGTAGATATACTTTTGTTCCTTTATTTTCGTGTCCGACAGAACATTCGCCGTCCCTGGTTCTGAAACAAACTTCGTCACTGTTATATTCCCTGAAACGTCGACGAGGAGCATACTCGGATCACTGAAACCAGTCACTTTCCAATCCTTACGAGGTATGGCACCCGTGAATTGGTCCACGACATACACGCTGAATGTATTTCCAGACACGAGCGGACCACGGAATCCGTGGGCGGTCGTTTTTGTCTCCACCTTTTCAAACTCAAAGGTCAATTGAAGTATCGAACTCGGTGCCACTGGAACAGTCCCTTCCCCTAGGATTGTCGCCGTCACCAAAGCCACGTACGGGAACGAAATGGCAGGTGGTCCTGGGTTGATGACGACATCACCGTACACGTTGGATGTATACGTCTGAACGACGACTCGTCTCTGAATCCCCGCCAAGCCCGTGATTGTCATACCTGGAAGAATGGGTGCATTCTGTGTCAGGTACACAGATAGAATGTTTGACGTCAAAGACGGTCCGTAAAACCCAGGAACCGTAAGGCTCGTAGGAGCTGGAGCAGTAGGCGCAGTCACAGTGGCGGGTGGTCCTGGTGGAGTCACCGTGACGGGTTGCCTCAGTGGAATCAATAACTCACGGTACAACGCGAGAATCTGTTCTCGTGTAGGGGTGCCTGGAAGTCTGTATGTAATGTACTCAGGTGGAATTTGTAAAATCCGGTTCGTCAGTAGAATTTGTTCACTGGGTGATGCATTCGGTGGGATGAGTTCACGAATCAACTCTTCCGTGTTCATCCTCTACAAAGACTCAAGATCTTGTTTCCACAGGTTCGACACGGTCATCGCCTCGAGTGCGACAAGCTCGCTCTGGAGGTTCTTCACGAGCGTCAACACCTTACTGATTTCTTCTGCCGTATACTGATACGTCCGGACCGAAACCAGCAACTCGTGTGGAAATCCGAGACGGGTCATGTCTGCTTCAATGTCTGTTCGGGTCCGTCGGAAAATCTCGAGACGTCCGTGTGCCACCTCAGTGATGAAACGCGCCCGTATCGTGTTTTCATTCACCTGACGTTTGAGCTCCTTGACCAGGTACGCCTTTCGTCTCTTGTACAGTGCGAGACGCATCTCGAGGTAGTCGACCAAAATCTCCTCTGGACTCGCATACTTTTTCACGGCACCATTCTGACCGATGAGGTACATGTTGCTCGTGTGAATCGTTTTTACCAATCCAAGTTGCTTGTGGTCGTCGACGTCAGTCCACACGAAGAAATCCGCCTTGTTCTCAGTCGAATGATTCTCGTACTTGACCTCGAGTCCATCCAGAAACTCCTTGTAATCCTGGATCCATTTCCCTGGAGGCAGCTCAGTCACATGGATGCGAGGTCCTTGACGCTCAAATGTCCCCGTCAGAGTCCACGTGTGTTCGCCCGTCTTTTCCGTTGTTCCCGTGAATCCTCGAAAGTATGGTTTCATCGCCTCCATAGCTGTCCCACGAAGAGCGTGTTGAATGTTCCTTGTGATCACCTTGGGGTCGTACGGCGGAACATACGACGAAAAGCCCGTTCCGATACCTTCTGCACCGTTAATGAGTACCATCGGCACGATGGGCAGATAGTACGTCGGTTCGACATTCTGACCATCCTCTGACACGTACTTGAGTACTGGGTCATCACGCTGGTCGAAAATCCGACGCGTCTTTTCGGCCAATCGTGTGAAAATGTAACGAGGGCTCGCAGCATCCTTCCCACCCATCAGACGTGTTCCAAACTGACCGCTCGGCTCGAGCAGATTGACGTTGTTTGACCCGACAAAATTCTGCGCCAAGCCGATGATAGTCCCTTGGAGAGACGCCTCACCGTGATGGTACGCCGTGTGTTCGGCGACGTACCCGCTCAACTGCGCCACCTTGGCATCCTTGACCAGGTTACGTTTCATACACGCGTAAATCACTTTGCGTTGACTCGGCTTGAGTCCGTCCCCTACGTGTGGAATCGAACGCTTAATGTCCTCGACTGAAAAGTTGGCCAAGTCCTTGTGGACGAAATCAGTCACTGTGAGAGACTTTACACTCCCGTACTCTACACCGGGTGGCGTGGTCGCCATGTGTTCTACGAGCCATCCTTTCCGTGCATCCGCCATAGCCTTGGAAAATGCAAGCGTCATCGACTCACCCGTTCGCGTATCCGGTGTAAACTTGACCGTCAGTCGATCAATCATCTTGAAGTACTCCTTGGCCTCTGCTGACGTGGATGTTCCCAGACCCTTGTAGTACTTGACGTCCGTCGAGTGTCCCGTCCTGTTCCGAAATGCCTCCTCAGTGAAGAACCACTCCTTGCCCGCTTTGATCACCGGCGTCACCATCGCCACCAGGAATCCAAGGTCAATCAGACTCGGCCAAAAGTGATGAATCATATTGAGCACCAGACCCTTGATGTGACTCCCATCCAGGTCAGCGTCAGTCATGATCATCAAACGGCCGTATCGAAGTTCTCGCAGTGAAGTATATACCTTTCCATGCTGAAGGCCCAAAATCTTCTTGAGGTTCGAAAACTCTTCATTCTCGGTGAGTTGTTTTACACTAGCGTCCCGAACGTTCCGAGGTTTCCCCCGGAGCGGGAAGACGCCGTATGCGTTGCGGCCTACGACGCTCAGTCCCGCGACAGCGAGCGTCTTGGCTGAATCGCCCTCAGTCACTATGAGGGTACACTCGTGACTCTTTGCCGTTCCGGCCCAATTGGCATCGTCCAGCTTGGGAACGCCCGTAATCTTGTTCTTCTTGGCACCATCCGTCTTTTTGAGCTCTTTCTCCGTCTTGGAAACTGCAAGTGCCGTCAGTTCATCACCTACACCAGACGCCAGTACGTCCTTGATAAACTTGGGCTTGAATTCGTACTCAGTGGTCACCTTGGATGTACACTCCGTCTTGGTCTGACTCGAAAATGTAGGGTTGATGATCGTTGAGCGCATCATCACAAACAGAGACGCCTTGATTTGCGCCGGCCGAATACCCGTCGCCAACTTGGGCACGAGCTGATTCACAAAACGGTCGACGTGCGTTCCACCCTGCGTCGTCGAAATGCCATTCACAAACGAAATGTGCTGAAACGAACCGGTCGTCGAGTGGCCTACGACAATGTCGCTCCCGAGCGTCGCCAGAGGTACATCTCCAAAGTGCCGGCGAGCATAGTCCTCGAGACTCTTCACCTCGAGGCGCACTCCATTCAGGTAAATGTGACACTTGGGACAACACGCCGCCGCATCCCATACGCGTTTTGTGAGAACCTTCAAAAGGTCTGGGAGTTGTGCCGACCCACCTTCAAAACGTGACCAGTCTGGTTGAAACTCGATGTCGACGTACCCACCCTTTGTCGCCAACTGCGTGATGACTGGCGGCTCACACACCGTCATGTTCTTCGACCATTTTTGCACGTACTTTTGGTTCTTGTGCAAGATCCGAACCGCAAACTTGGACGAATAGACGTTGGTCAACTTGGCACCGTAGCCGTTTCGACCACCCGTCGTGCGCTCCTGTGTGTCGTCATAGTTTGAGCTGGTGAGTAAGTGACCAAAGATGAGCTCAGGAAGTTGAACGCCCGTCTCGGTGTGTACGCCATTCGGGATACCATCGCCGTTGTTCCGAACGGAAAACACGTCACCCTGTAAAGTCACATCGACGCGTGTCGTCTTTTTCGGGTTGAGCGAGTGTTGGTCAATGGCATTGACGAGTACCTCGTCAAAGATTTTCACAAGTCCAGGCGAGACAGAGACGTTGGCCCGTTTGAAATCAACCCACGTCTCGACCGTTTCGCGGGCCAAAGACCCGACATACGAGTCCGGCCGCGCGAGAATGTGTTCTACGTGCGTGAGTTTACGATACATAAACCAGAAACGCGTCGTATTCTTAAGTCAATGAACAAATACGTTACTATCGTCGGGGTCATCGTGGGTTCTCATGTTGTGCGGTGTTTGTCAGAGCACGCTTATTACATGCAGTGCGCGGGGGTTTGGAATTCAATCTTCACGTGGAATTCTCCAACGTGTAAGGCTCTTAGATGGACAGCAGACTCGGTGATGACAAATGTCGTTTCGATAATCAGCCTAGAGGTTGCAAAGCTCATGAATTTGAATTTTTTTTCTAATTATAAGTAAATGCTTAAACGTGGAAGAAACAACAACTCTGCTAAAAACAAGCGACCAGCAAAAAGAACCAGAACGGTTGCCAACAGGGCTGCCTCCGTGAGAAGAAATGCCACACCAGGAATTTCTCGCGCGCTTTTGAGAGCACAGGTGTATCAAAATATCCTTCAGCATTATCCCGGACTTACGATGCAGCAAATCTATGCGATAGTCAATCAAGCAATCAACCGTCGGTGAAATGACTTAAACACAACGCGTCATTGAAAGATAAATGACGCAGTCCATCCAGTTCCTCATTCAGAAGCTTGCTGTGCTCAAGACTAACACCAAGGAGACGAACGAGGAGCTGAAGCTGGCCCTCGAGGAAACTGACGTCTACCGCGACATTCTGCAGGCGTCTATGGAGGACAAGCGGTACAACGTCACTGAGAAGATTGCCAAGGTGCACGCACACAAGGTGGCCCTCAAGCACTTTACTCCTGAACCTAAGGAGGACGAGTGAACAAAGTGTATATGGACAACAAAGATTTGTTGGACAACGACACGTCATTGGACTGTAACGATGAGATTAAGGCTTTGATAGCTGAACGAATGGAAAAAGGTAAAAAGGCGTACGGTCACGGCTTGTTGCAGAATTCAGGGTATGATTGGGTTCAAGAGGCGCTTGAAGAGGCTCTCGACCTGTCAATTTACCTGTCTGCAAAGCTTATAGAGATTAAAGCTCATACATCTAAGGATGTATGATTTCTTTGTAGGTTTGGCGTTTGGTTTTTTGTTTACACGTGTATTGTCAAAAAAGAAGCGTAAGGATGAGAGCACACAAGTGGATTTTGTTAACGTAACAATGCCTATACCCATCCCTATTCCCAAAAAAAGCTTTGTTCCAGGGGTGCTTGCCAACTTTTGGGGAAAAGATTCTTGAGGTGTAGTATGAAGGCTGTGATTCGCATCAGTCGTGCCACTCCACCACACAAATGGCGTGCGACATTTCCAGATGGAAAAACAGTCGGCTTTGGTCTCCGTGGATATTCGGACTACACTATCCACAAAGACCATGAACGTATGTTGCGTTATCTGACGCGTCATGTCAAGAGAGAAAATTGGAGTCCATCAGGTCGCTTTAAGGCGGGTTTCTGGTCTCGCTGGCTGTTGTGGTCCAAACCCAGTCTGCGCAGTGCAGCCCGTGAGACGGAACGTGTCCTAGGTGGAAAGTACCGTGTTGTTATCGCCGCAAAATAAAGTTCTATCAACTAAGTAGTCGATGATGTGGTGTCGTCACCCCCAAGACGTTCTTTACGTCGTCCTTCCATACTTTAATTATTGTGGATTCAAACGACGTCAAGAATTGTTCATCAAGTTTGTGAATGAGATTAAGAATGTCAAGGGGATTCGTATCGTTGTGTCTGAACTCACAGGGCCAGCGCCTCTCCCCAAACTTCCAGTGTGGAAGCACGTCAAAAACAGGTCAGACACTCCTGTGTGGATGAAGGAGAAGCTGGTCAATGTGGGTATCAAAAACCTTCCAGACGACTGGAAATACGTTGCGTGGATTGATGCCGACATTACGTTCCTGAACCCTGATTGGGTCCAGGATACCATCGAGGCACTCCAGACGAATGACGTAGTTCAGATGTTTCGGACAGCTGTGAACCTCGGACCGAACAACGAAGCAATAAAGATTGACAAGGGGTTTGGGTACATGCATGCAGACAGCGGAACACCCTACGTCAAGACGGACAAGTACGGGCATTGGCACCCTGGATACGCATGGGCGTGTACACGTTCAGCGTTCAGAGGCATGGGGAGCTCTCTTCTGGATTGGGCCATCCTCGGCTCGGGGGATAGACACATGGCAATGGCATGGATAGGACGCGTTTTGGACAGTTGTCCGGGAAACATTCACATGAATTACAAGATTATGCTCATGGAGTATCAACACAAGTGTCAAAAATTCAGCGTCTCGTACGTCCCTGGGACGATTCTTCATCATTGGCATGGCCGCTTCGAGGACCGGAAATATAGGGAGCGCTGGGACGTTCTCGTACGACATGCGTTTGATCCAATTGCAGACGTGACGATGAGTCTTCGATTATCACCCACTGGGAAACGTATGGAAAAGGACCTGAAGGCGTACTTTGAAGGTCGCAGGGAGGACTCAGTCTAGTCAACATCGAGGTCTAGTAAAATTTGTTGCTCAAATTTTGTCACCATGCGCACTGTACGCATCAAGTGTTCCACCTTTTCGTAGTACTCTTTGGCAACCTCTGGGTCGCGTCCGAGTTCTTTTCGGGTCAGGGTAATCATACGAGCCGTGGCATCGACGAGGTCATTTTTGGTCAACGACAACATTCTCTCGTTGTCGGGTTAGTGGTCCGTGGTCCACTGACATAAACAATACACATTTTTTATTGGACGTCCTGTATCCACTTGTCGACAGAGTTGACGTACACCATCAACTCCCATATGGAACTGATCTGTGGGCACCACAGACGGTCCTCCGTCGGACCCTCGTTGAAATACACCCCGTGCCAATTCGGCAACCAACGGGCGGTTGCCAGGTTTTTCAACGAGTCATCCACATAAATGTGCGTCATGTGTTTTGGAAACTGTGTGTATCGAGAAGCTGAAGGCTTGAATTCACTTCCGGCACAATCAATCAACACGTTGTCACCGATCGCACGGGCGATAGGTCCCGCCCATTCAATCGGACTGTTTGTGAACAGCGTCACCTTCCAGTCCTTCTCAGTCAACTCGTGGATCTCCTTCGCCTCCCGTTGAAACTCGGTGCCGTAGATAACCTCGGACAGGTGTTCAATGAGCCGCTTGTCGTACACCTTTTCGTTGAAATCACTCGTATCAAACTGAAACGACTTGCGGAGACCTCGAGCCGTGTGTCCGTGTGCGAGGTACATCACGCTGTTCACGACACCTGGATTCTTGCACTCGGGCATCTTGGCCGCGACGTACCTGACGCAATTGTCCTTGACATGTTCCATGAGCAGACGGTCACGTACGATAACACCATCGATATCTAATAAAAGGCTTTTGTACATGTTTACTTTTTCACGTCTTCATCTTTTAGTTTCTTCTTCTTGGGAGCAATCATTTCAGCAGCACTGATAGTCTTTCGACGTTCTGGTGGAGGCCAATCAGTCGACTTGGGAAAAAACTTTGCCGCTCTTTCTGAGAAGTCCTCCATAGTCTATTATTACTCCAACGTTTTAAGGGTTGAGCTCGCCAGCATCCAATTCTGGTGCCGTCTGTTTTTCATTTTGAACAAGTAATCACGTAAAAAGTCTCTCACGGCTATATAGTAATACGAAAGAGGCTCGATAGTTCCGCGCCAATTAGGATCCGCCAAGTGAACACCTGAAACAGACTCGACCCAATCCTCAAACTCGGTGTACTTTTCCCACCCAGTCATTTCAAGAAACGGAAACAGGCGTCCGTGCATGACAAGAAGTGTCAGAACCGTGAGTTCATGAATGTTCATCATTTCAACCTCACCCCGACGCTTTACACAAATCGTATCCGGATAGTCATGTTTATTCTGTAGGACTATGCATTTATTCTCGTCGTTTAAAAAAACCTGGTGTAACATAGCCTTAATCCATGACTCTTTTCGACCCCCGAGATTTGGACCTGACACATGAGACAGGTCGATCATATCAAAGTCATTGATGTTCACGTTGCTGAAAAGTTTTGGTGGGGCACGTGTGTACATTTGACCTTCTGCTGGTACACAAGGATTCTTCCGAGCCATATGCTCTTTAAATCTCGAAGTCCCCGACGGTCTGAGTCTAAAGTCCATATGACACACCAGACACACGAGGTCATCCTGGGTCTTGGGTCGACCCATTATACCATGGACTGAGAAAAAAGTTTTTACGAATTTCGTCAAGGTGATATTCCCCAATTGAGAATACTGAAAAACATATGACATGTCATATGACATGTGTCGGTACAAGGTCCAGATTTTTTTTTGACGAACATAAATTACACGACATAATCATTTACGAGGTACTTGTATCGCCGGTGCGCCTGGTCAGCTGCACCACGGACTTTCGGAAGTTCCAGTTTTTCCGTCGTTTTATGTCGGGCATGAATAGTATCGATGACCGATTGGTCAGTCTTTCGCAGAAAGAGAAAGAAAAATGCCATAACAACGCTTTTCGCAGTCGCATTGTTAATAGTGCCCAATTCGCACATCATATCGATAGTCTTCTTGGCGGCTTGCGAAAACTCCTCAAACTTATTCTCGCCCACCACTTCATCCAAGTCGATCCATTTGATAAGTTCGGCGTTTGTAACATCCTTGGTCGCCTCAGGAGCCTTGATGAAATGATACGCCATACACGCGAACACCTGGAGATAGGGGAAGCGGTCCGACTTCGCTTTCGTCCCCTTCTGGAGGCGTTTCCATTCGCAGTTCTCCATCACAACACGGATACGCTTCATTAATTTATTTGTACGTTCGTATGAGTGAAGGACCTCGCCGGTGCGCGTGCACGAAGAGTTTTGTACGTCGGCGAAAAAGTCGGACCGCATCTTCTCATCCATTGTGAATTCGTATGTCATTATATTAAGTTTCATATGCAGAAACTCACTCTTGTACTTCTCTGGCCACTGACGAAAGTACTTCTTGTCACATTCCGATAACATGGCATTCACAGACCGGTCGGGATGAGGAAAACTTTTTATATTTTTGAAGACAAATTCGTCATTCAAAAGACGAATGAAGGCACTCGACCGCTGCTTTCCGTCGAGATTTTCATAATGAGTAGAGCCATCTGCATCATAAATCTTGTGGTACGTAAGAGGGTTTAGGTGTTTATGAAATATGAAATGACATATGAGAGCGTTTGACCATTTATAGTCGGTAATAAAATCACGCTGAAATTCTGGGTGAATATCAAAGCAGCCTGGGTCGATGGGGTCAGTCTCGAGAACTCGGAGAGAATCATGATACGTCTTGACAGAGTAGGAGGACGTGTTAACCGCCATTGTGAGATGTTCTAAACTTGTCGTGGACGTGTTGTGCCACGGACACGACACACTTTTTTCGGAAATGCGTCGGCGTTTTAGACATTTTTTCTCATACACCATTAGAACATGAACATCTGTCCGACGACGTTTGGTCCATACTTTTGGTCAGTGATTCACATGGCATGTCTCAGTGCAGGCAGAGACGTGTCAGATGAAAAGGCGGGTGCTTTGACCCAGTTTTTTGATTCAATGCCCAG